TTACCAGTTACGAATGACCAGCTCACGGCTGACTTTCGAGCGATTAGCATTAGGCCCACCGCTCAACGTATAGCGAATATCTACCGTATCAATCGACAAGTCCGCAAAGGTTTCACGCATCTCCGGGATATCGTTCACACTGATCAACATCCTGCCTTTTATCGTTCTGGCCAACTCTGCAAGTTGGGTGTACTGCTCCAGTCCAAATTCAACACCGTAGCCCTCCGTTCCCCAATACGGGGGATCGCAATAGAACAGTGTGTGCGGGCGATCATACTTCTCAATGCAGGTACGCCACGGTAAATGTTCTACAAACGTGCGTGATAGCCGCAAATGGGCGGCGCTCAACTCCTCTTCCAGCCTTAGCAGATTAAGCCGTGGTGCAGAAGTGGTCGCCGTTCCATACGTCTGTGATTCCACTTTCCCTCCGAATGATTGCTTCTGGAGATAATAAAACCGCGCTGCACGCTGAATATCAGTTAGCGTCTCCGGGATGGTCATTTTCGACCATTCAAAAATCTGCCTGCTGCTCAACGCCCACTTGAACTGGCGCACAAACTCTTCAAGATGATTTTTAACCACACGGTACAGATTCACCAGTTCGCCGTTGATATCGTTCAGGACTTCAGCTTCAACCGGCTCCTTCATGAAATACAAGGCTGCACCGCCGCAGAATGGCTCTACATAACACTGGTGCTCAGGAAATAACGGTAATAACTTTTTGGCCAGACGACGCTTACCGCCGGGCCACGGAATAATGGGTAATGTTTTCATTTCTGCAAACCTTTTTCAGTATGTGAAAAACTGTTAGGCTTATTGGACTGATGGCCATCAGTGGCAGCCCTGGGCGGCTCGCAGACACTTCCTGCGGGTTAGCTGGTCAGAGTCAGGTGACCGCCTGACTCTGGTCGCTGTTTCCCTTATAACTTCATAGTCTGAATACTGCTGGCCAGCGCGTGGAGCATATTGGGTGAATAACGCCAGCTATCGACCAGTCCAAGAAAATCTGCGCAAAACTCGCTACAGAAATATTTGTTCTCCCGTCCACGATTAAAAACAACGAATCCCACAGCCCCCAGCCAGTCATATTTCATGGCGTCGTTTCGACGGAAGAACTGCTCCACACTGGTTGGTAGCGCATTTAGCGCGATAAGATCCCATTTATCGAGTGGCAGCGGCATTTGCTTACAGCGCACCCCCTTGTCACGCACCGACGACGAATAACAAAGAAACTCGCCGTTACCCTGGTCAACAGCCAGCTCGCAGTGAGAATACTCACCCCGCGTCACCAGCCGCGTCAGCCAGTCGGAAAGACGTGCGAACCCATGATGATCGGCTCGCCCTTTATAGAACGCCAGATACACCGGCCTCATGGTTGCCACCCCGTAGAGTAGTCATACTCCTGAACTGCCAGGATATCTTCCAGCGCCTCAACGGCGGCAATATGTCGCTGGGCATTGGCAAAGAGGCGCATATCGTGATCCATTGTAATGGACTCAAACTGCGCCGCGATTTCATTGGTTAGCTCGAGAAGTCCGAGGTTTTTGGTCTGCCACATTAAGCCTTTGGGGATTTGCTTCGTTTGCCCCATCCTGGTGAGTGACATTTGCTGGATACGACTGCTGGCATCGCTGTGAAAGTGATAGTCGCCGATAATGATATAATCGGCAGTGACTTCATCGCGTAGCGCCTTGATTGCCTTAACAACTAGTGACTTAGCACCGTCTAGCGCAGCAGTATAGCTGGTTGCGTCATACACCCACTTATCACCATCAAGCCGATAAAAATCACCGGGTGGAGGTGTTGTGATGATTTCTGTGGTTGAAATATTGACCCAGCATTCACGATCACGATAACACCATTGCTCATCAGTTACCGAAACAACACTGTCAGGCAAAACAAAGGATAATTGTTCGGTATCCAGCCAGTCTAAAACCTTCATTGATGAGGGTTCAAAATACGCATATTTCATGTGTTACCACCATATTCTGACAAAACCTGAAGCACCATTGCCACCTGCTGTAGAGTCCCCTTCAACAGTTCTGACGCCTTTAGAGGTACCAGCCGCACCACTCGAACCATAACCTACGGCATTTTTCTGCGAGTTATACTTAGTCCCCCCGCCATAGCCATGCGTTGAATCAGAACCTGGCTCATTTAATGCGTTGCCAGGACCAGAATCTGGCAATGCACCGCCGCCGCCGCTACCACCAACAGAAGTGAGCGTTAAGAAAATTGAGTTTCCTCCGGCGTACCCATTACTCCCGGTCATCGAACCACCACCAGTATCTACTTTTGATGATCCCCCAACACCGCCTCCGCCGACTGTGACGGTTACATTTTGTCCAGAGTTCACAGCAACAATCCCTTGAACAAAAAGTGATGGTTTACCTGCTGTCGGATAACCAATTCGCTCACCACCACCCACACCACCGCCGCCGCCACCACCTCCACCTCCAATCATTTCCACCATCACTTTCGTTACCCCGACTGGCACCGTAAACGTCCCATTCGACGTGAAAAGAGCAAAACTGGAGATTGCTGTATTCGCCTTGTCATACGCCGCCTTAACCGCGCTCGGCGTTGCGGCTTCAGTCGTACTGGTACTGTTCGTCGCGCTATTAAGCTTCACAACCCCTTTTTGCGCTGTAGTTGCATCCGGTACGCCGGTAATCTGACTCCATGCGTGAGTATGGCTGGAAGCCGCTTTCCCGTTCGCCAGGTCATACGCCGCCTTCACTGCGCCGGGCGTGGCCGCTTCGGTAGTACTGGTGCTGTTCGTCGCGCTGTTGAGCTTTACGATCCCTTTTTGCGCCGTAGTGCCATCCGGTACCCCGGTAATATCGCCCCAGGCATGTTTATGGCTCCCCGCCGCCTTACCATTCGCCAGGTCATATGCCGCCTTAACCGCACTCGGTGTCGCAGCCTCCGTCGTACTGGTACTGTTCGTTGAGCTATTAAGCTTCACAACCCCTTTCTGCGCCGTTGTCCCATCCGGCACCCCGGTAATATCGGCCCACGGATGTTTATGCGCTTTATCAGCCCCAGCTTTTTCCAGTGCCTCATTCGCCTTATCCATCGCCGCCTTCACCGCCTTCGGCGTTGCTGCCTGCGTTTCCAGCGTGCTATTGGTGGAGCTGTTAAGCTGCGTAAAGCCTTTCTGAGTCAGCGTTGCGTCCGGGTGATTATGTGATCTTTCGTGCTCTTCAATACTGGAGTCCACATAATCTACCGTTGCCATCACCAGCGACGGATCAACCATCAGCGTTACCGCCGCCGCGTTCGTCACTTCCATCACAGCGCGGATCACAATTTGCTTACTGGCCCCGGCAGGCAGCTTCGGCTTATAGGTTTCCGGGAACTTGCCGATGGCAATCAGCACGCCGTCCATATCCAGCGATCCCACCTCGCGGATATACCAGCCGCCTTTCGCTTCCGGCAGTACCGCCTCGGCAATCACCCACGCCGGGTTTTCCGGGGCGATTTTCAGCGTATTCAGTGACCCGCGCCAGACTTCACGCACCACCTTTGTCTGGCTCTCTTTCGGTTCGGCATACTGCCCGCCGCCGTCGCCAACGACCATTGTTTGCAGCACTATCTGCTTTTGTTCCGCCAGCGCCGCAGCAATCTTCGCGCGGCCAGCGGCGGTTAAAATGGTAAAAAATTCACTCGCCATTACTCCTCCGGGTAAACAGTGACAAACTCAATACTCCAGCAGCCCGCTCCAACACTCATAACGCTGGTCTGCTCAACATTGCCATGCAGCGGAGGCAACACCGTTACCACCTCTGCACTCAAACACTCCGTCGCCAGATAAACCGCAGACGACTGACTCACGCTCTCCGCAATCCACGGCAGAACGGTAGCAATCTCGCCGCCCTGAACAGCACTGGCGATAACCGGGATCTGGCTCTGGTTAATCAGCCAGATAGTCAGCATCTCCAGCTTTGAGCGGACGTTCTTGTACTCATGGATCAGCACAATCAGCGCGTTAAATTCATCCTCAGTCAGCCCGCGCGTCTCAAGCGTGACATCCATGCGGAAAAAGTACGGCTTACCGCCATACTCAAACCACTCGCTGATATCGCCGTCCAACGCCAGAATCTTCAGTACCTGACGCACTGCCCACGGCGTACCGCGATAGCGGTGCAGCTCAATGGCCTGCTTGATCAGATCGCGCTTTTGTCGCTCATCGCGGGCAAACAGCCAGCCTTCCAGCCCCTGAACGTGGAACTGTTCTGCCAGCGACGGCAGCGCCGTGGCATCCACCAGATCCACCAGGTAAATCAGAAGCGCGGTCAGATCGAGTTGTGCGAAGCGTTCAGCGGCAAGATTTGCCAGCCGGGTAAAGCGTTCATCCCCGGCGAGCGGCGGTTGAAGCGGTAACTTATCCATCGCTCACCCCGGCGATGGTCACATCAATCGAGGTACACTGCGCCCACTCATGTGCCGCGAGCACTCGTTTGGCAGGTGTTTCCAGCGCCACGTCATAGACACCCGCCACCTGCAACACTTTGATGATTTGATTGGGGACGATATCCCGCCCCAGATGGCGCTCGCGCTCTGCCGTCCAGTCGGCGATGGCCTTACGCGCGGCCAGCAGCGTCGAGTCCTGATCGGCTTTAGTGAATAGCGTGAGTTGCGCGTTAATCTGATATGCCACGCGCAGTGGTTTCTTCGCGCTTACCTTATCGGTCAACGGGCGTTTCTTCTCTTTACTGACATCCTGCACCACCTGTGCCAGCAACTCATCGCCCGGCAGACCGTCCTGCGTCAGCGGGTAAATCTCCACGCAACCTTCATCCAGCCCCTCATCCGGGCCGAGGATGGCCACGTCGATAATCGCCTGGCTGACTGACAGCGCATGAAAGCGGTATGCGCCATAACTCCCCGCGTTACTGAAACTTTCAGGAGCCAGCCGGATACGCTCGCGCAGGGCGTCGTCGCTTTCATCGGCGCAGCCGCCGCCGGACGCGGTAATGTTCGTCACCTGCAAATCGACACCTGCCACGCTGTCCACCAGTGCGCTAATCTGCGCCGGTTGCCAGCCATTACCCACAACGCCAGCGGTGGTACATGTGGCCGTGACATCGACGCTCAGACTTCCGGCTGGCAGCAGCACATCGTCATCGGTGGCAAACATCACGCTGTTGGCCGCGCTGGCGCGGGTGCCCTCCGGGATCAGCACATTGCGCTTTTGCGCGCTGGCAACGGAAAACCGCAACGTGGTCTGTGCCGCCTGCGCAGGCAGGCGCTTCACGCCCACCAGTTCGCCGAGGTAATCGAGCATTGGCGCACGGGAAAACGCCACCAGATTCTGCTTTGCCGCCTCCTGAATGCCGATGCGCAGCAGATTTTCACGATAGGCAATAACATCAATCAGCAGCCGCTCCGCCTGCGCCGGATAGAGCGTTTTACCGCTCACCGCTTCATACTGCGCAATCATCTCACTGGTGATTTGCGCCGGGTCGCGGTCGATAAAATCGGGTTCAGCTAACGCCATACCACCTCCGTTTCATTAATAACGCCATCGGCGGCGCGCCACTGGATGCGCAGCGTGAGATGTTCGCCGTCCAGTTCCGGCACCACTTTGAGAAATTTGCAGCGCGGCTCCCAGTGGCGGATAGCCTCCACCGACTCACGCACCACATGGGGAATCGCCCGTTCAGCAGGCCAGTCGATATAGCGCCACAGGTCGCTACCGAAAAAGGGGCGATGGGGATCGCTACCGCGCGGCGTGCGCAGAATGATGTGAACGGCCTGGCTGATATCCTCCAGCCCACAGACGTACTCGCCGTCGCGTTTCAGGGCCGGTTGCCAGTGCAGATTTAAAGGATGGGATTGTGTGCTCATGGGGGCATTGTCGCCCCCGTTGCTAAAGTGGCGATATTAAACCGCTTTAATGAGAGTGATGGTTGGTATTGCCGCCAGCGTCGATGATAGAGCCTGACGCACTGATATTGCCGGTGACGCGGACATTACCAGTGATGACCACCTGCGGCGCGGTGATGCTGACGCTGGTTTTCACCTCAATCACGATTTTTTCAATGCCGCCATTAATGGTCAACTGGTGCTGTTTGCGGTCGTACTCAATCGCGGCCTTATCGGAGAACCGCACATAGCGCTTGTCTTTGTCCGTCACCGGTGGCGTATCCACCGACGAATAGACCGCCCCCAGCACCACGCCATCCTCGCCGTTATCATCCAGCAGCACCTCCACCTGCTCGCCGATATCCGGCAGCCAGTAGTCCTTATTGTCCTGCGTATTGCGTTGCAGGATGGGGAGCCAGTTGGTGCGCAGATCGTCGCATTCCGGCAGGGTGACGCGCACGCACACCTTCACCTCGTCGATATCGCTGATAATCCCGGTCTGTCGGGTGACGCCTTTCATTTTTTCTCCTGGGTGGGTGGGCCGTCCGGGTGATAGACGGTCAGCGTATCCGGTTTTTTCTTCTTCCCGCCGCCGGAGGCCGTTTTCGGGCCACGTCCGACCTCAATTTCGGTGCTGTAGCCCGATGAACGGTCAAACGAGTGACGGGCGCTGGTGATCAGCCACTCCCCGGAGAGCACGCCGAACCCGTCGAGAGTGATTTTGTTCCCGGCGATAAGCTGCGTGTTGCCCATCATCGAGAGCGAACCGGTCTGCTGATACTCGTTATGGTCATCCAGCGCCGCCTCGGCTTTCACCTGCGCCGTCCCCTGATCCGCCGCCCGTGCATTGACCTTGAGCGTATCGGCGCTGGTCGATTTACCACGCGTCTCCGTGGTCGGCGGGCCGTCGGCGTGGTACGTCACCAGCGTCTTCTCTTTACTCTTCTGATGCGCCACCTTTGCATCCTTATAGATGCGGTTGATGGTATCGCGCAGCGACCAGCGCGCTACATCCTGCGGCGTCAGCGTCGTCACCGGCGCGTTACTTCGCAGTGTAGCCAGATGGGAAAACACCAGCTCGCCAGTGGTGACTTTCAGCGCATAACCATACTCACCCGCCAGCCGCTTCAGAAAACCGACGTCGGTTTCCGCGTATTGCGTCACCCGGTCAATGGTAATCGGCTCTATCTGACCGACCAGCTTCAGACCATGCTTCTGCGCGATACGGCTGGCAATCGCATCCAGCGTCGTCTCTTCGTAGCCCTCGCTGGAGGCGGTACGCAGAGCGCTGTTGACCGACGTCGCCACGCCGCGAATGGATACCGTATCCGGCGGTGCGCCCAGCTCAATCTCATCGATGGAGAACGCTCCACAGTCCAGCAACGCTTCGCCCTGATAGCCCAACTTCAGCATCAGCATATCGCCTTTGCCCGGATACCACGCCTCGCGCCAGCGCCCGGCGGTGTCTTCCACCTGCACGTCGATTTCATCCGATTCGCTCTTGAGACTGTCGGTATACGTCACGCTCAGGACAAAAGGAGCAATATCGTGAGTGATATCTTTCTGCCCGTAAAACAGGGTGAAAACGGGGGTGATAACGGCATTTACCTGAGCCACGGCGGCACCTCATCAACGTTATGCACCTGCATCGGGCCGATCACCGGAATACGCAACCGCAGCCCGGAGGCCAGTGTCGGCGTGATCGCAATATGGGGGTTAGCGACAATGATGCGCTCATAGCCCATTGGATCGCCGTAATAGAGGAACGCCAGATTATCCCAGCGCTCGCCCTCGGTGGTGATATGTTCAATCCAGCCGCCCATCACACGCTCCTGGTAATGATTGCCGCCGCCAGCCTGCTAACGGCGGGAGAACACGCTTCCATCAATGACTGACCGTTGCGCACCACGTCCAGTGCCTGCGAGAACAGATCGGCAAAGTTGTCGGGGGTGATACCGTCAAGCCCGGTCAACGTACTGCTGATTTCATCGTAAATCTGCGAGGCGACTTGCCCGACCTCGCCGAGAGCATCGGTCAGTACGCCGCCGCCCATGATACCCTCCAGCGCCTGCATCACCTCATCGAGTGGTGATAACACCTCATTGAGAACGTCCTCCAGCGGTGAAAGTACGTCATCAATCGCATCTTCAACTTGCTCCACCACATCTTCCGCCCACGACACTGCCTCATCGAACGCCTGCTCTGCGGCATCCAGCGCGTCCGATGCCGCATCCAGCCCGTCGGTAATATCGCTTAGGCCGTCGAACATATCGCTGCCGGAAAAACTGTCGTCGGCATCGTCAGACCACGAATCGATATTCGGATCGTCCCCGGACACAGCCGGTGGCGTCAGGGGATTTTTCGGATCGCCGATGTACTCCTTCAGCGACAGCTCTGCACTTAACGCCTGCACATTACCGAGGCCATCGGTCTGCTGGCTGGTTGCCCGAATATCGGTTACCACAAACCAGCCGCGATAGTCGCCGTTGCCAAATACCAGCGCCAGCGCCTGATGCGCCACCATTGCGTCACGCAGTCGCGCCAGTTCAACATCCGGCTGGCAATAGTGATCGTGGAACACTAGGCTGATACTCACTTCATCCAGCTTTTCGCCGATAAACTGCAACCCCGGTTTGCCTTCAATGCGGGCATGTTCGGCATAATCCATACCAAACGACGCATCAAAGCCGTCCCAGTAGGTCACCACCTCAAACTCAATATCACCCAGTACGGCAAACATTATGCATACTCCCGGCGTTCACGACGCGCCATAATCCGCTCCATCATCTTTTCAAGTTCGTGCAGGCTCAGTTTCAGCGCAGAGGTGATTTCGCCCTCGGTCGTCGATGCCGCGCCTTTGATGGTAATTTGCGGCGCAAAGGTCACATTCACCCCGGATGACTGCCCCGGCACACGCGCACTGGCATTGCGGCCTTTGGCGGCTGGTGCGGTACTTTTCGGCAGTTCAGGAACGGCAGGTACGGCGGGTTTTGGTGGCACTGGCGGCAGCGGTTTGCGGCGAGATAACACCGCGCCCGCCGCCCCAGCCAGCGCCATACCCGCCGCAGTGGGGGCTGGCACAATGGTGGGCGGTGCGACTTTCGGCAGCAGTGGGTTGAGTTGAGGCGCGATGCCACCCGCAACAGGTGGTCGCTGTGGTATTGCGGCAACATCCAGACCCGGAACGCGGATATCCAGCAACGGGGGAATTAACGCCGCCGCCATCTGTTGGCTGGCGGAAATCGCATCCGGGGCGGTGCGGTTGATACCGATAGCGGCCCCTTGCGCGATATTGTCGCCGAACCCGGCAAACACCTGGCTCGGGGAGTGAATGCCCAGCGTCTCCTTAAACCAGCCTGAAATCGAGTTACCAAAGTTAACGACCGTCTCTTTCGCAGCAGTCAGCGCATTGCCGATACCGTTCATCAGACCGTTAATCAGATTACCGCCAAAATCGGTAAAGTTCTTCGGCATATCGATACCGAAGTATTTCATCACTCCGGCAAAAGCTTTATAGAACAGGCCCAGCGGCGACCAGTTGGTAATCAGCTTTGCCACGCCGCCAATCCCACCGCTGAATGCGGTTTTGATTTGCGCCCAGATACCAGAGAACCAGCCCGACACGCCACTCCAGATACCTTTGATGCCGCTCCACGCCCCGCGAAACGCTACCGTGACCTGCGCCCACAGCCGTTTAAAGAAGCCGGAAATGGGCCCCCAGTAGCGATAAATCAGATACGCGGCTGCCGCGATGCCAGTGATAATCAACCCGATGGGATTCATCAGCAGCGCACGGCCCAGAAACATTACGGCACGGGCGGCCATCATCACGCCACGCATTAATCCACCGGCAAGGATTTTGCCTAATGACAAGGCACCACGCGCTAGCGAGCCGAACAACTTAGTGATGCCTGCCAGTTTGCCGCCAGACGAAAAGGCTGTTTTCAGAAGCAGCCATTTCGTGTTAAGCAACGTTACCGCTTTAATACAATCCACAAACGGCGACAACATCATATTCAGAGCCAGCTTGCTACCGACCGTCGCCGCTTTGAATGCAATAAATCCGGCCAGTAGTTTGGCTATATTCGCCACCATCTCCGGGTTAGCTGAAAGCCATTTTGCAAAAGAACTCATTACTGGCAGCAGACTTTCCGATAATTCGACCAGTGCCGGGCGTAGAGAACTACCGATACTGATTGCCATCTCATTCATCGCTACCTGCGAGCTTCGCCAGCGGGCTTCCAGGGTATCGTTTTGCTTATTAAAATCAGTATCCAGCACATTCTGTGATGCCGGGTCACCCATTTTGGCTTTATTCGACTGATATTGATCCCAGTTCTGACGCATGGAAAGCAGATGATTGACGGTTTGAATATCGGTAAAAACCTCCGACAGACCAAACGACTCCATCAACTTCTGTTGCGACTCACCGTCGCCACGTGCCCCCGCTTCCTGCCACTGTTTTATAAAGGCATCGCCTTTACCTTTAATAAAGCGGTCAGCAATCATCAGCGAGGCTTCATATTGCGAATAACCTTTGGCGACATAATCTTTCATCGACGCTTCATAATTTACGCCCGCCTTTTCATATTTCTTGACGGTATCGCCGCGCGTCATTGCGCCCATCCAGTTGGTCATATTGGTCACGGCTTCTTCTGCCGAACCAGAGCCTTTTGCAGCTTCGAGAGAGGCGACAATTTCTTTAATCGCTTCCTTACCCGTAATACCTTTAGCCGCAAAGCTTTTTGTCAGGGTAGGCAATGCCTTTGCCATATCTTTCAGTTCAAAGGAGCCGGTCTTTGCTCCGACCGCTGCCATTGCAAAGGCTTCCTGCATCTCCTTTCCATCGCTAATCTTCAAGGCATCGCTAAAAGCGAAAGTCATTTTTGCCAGATCGGTCATATCAGCCTTGGTGGCCGTGGCGGTTTTACCAAGCAAATCCACCATTCCCGCCGCTTTCTCCGGGTTCATACCATCGGCTACCAGTTGATTCACGCCACCGAGTAGCGTTTCCTGCAACTGGTTGACTTTACCCGCTGCCTGACGGATGGCGTTATCGATCGCCGCTTCCTGTTTACTGTCCAGATCCCCGGTCACGGCAATATCCCGCAGCCCTGATTCAAACCCCGCATAGGTTTTCACTGACGACACCAGAGGGGCCGACATCGTTCTGGCCAGCGCGTAGGTCTCTGCACCCTGGGCGTAAAGATCCATCCGCTGCGAACGCATCGCCTGGCTACGCGCCGTTGCGCTGGATAATTTATTTTGCTGGCTTTCCAGCCGCGCCATTGTGCGACTGACTTGCTGTAATTCGTTGTTGAGCCGGGATGTACTGCTAATACCTGCCTGCCCGTAACGTGTCATCGCCTGCGTCAGCGCGGCCTGACGGTTTTGCAATCGCTGCGTGGTGGATTGGAGATCGTTTAACGCTCGCTGGGTTCCTCCAATAGCAGAACGAAATGCGCCAGTGACTGCGCCACTAATAAGAACACCGATTGAAAATTCAGCAGCCACGCTTTACACTCCCGGAAAACCACAATAAAAAAGAGGCGTTATGAACAACGCATTAACCCTGTTTAAAGGACTATTGATCGCCGCGATTGTGGCGGTGGATGGTTGGGCGCTGTTTCATGTGGTCAGCTATACCCTGCATAACTGCCATGATGGGCTGGCGGCAACTTTGATGATTGGTGTGGGCAGCGTTGGTGTACTGTTGCTGACCGCACTGGCAGGCTGGTTATTTAGCCCGGCCATTTCCCTGCTGGCCTTCCTGTTCGCCCTTGTCGGCAGCATCACCGAATGGGTACTCAACCGCCGCCGTTCTCACGCTTAATCTGGGCGCTGGCCTCATCAAGCCAGCGTTCAAAATCCCCGACCGCCAGATTGTCAATTTCCCCTGGTTGAAACCTAAACCACCGTGCCAGCAGCGCCATCGCCTGCCACAGTTGCTGCGGGTTCGCCGCCCAGCCCAAGCATGTTCTGAAATCGTTTCTGCAACGCCTGATAGTCAGCAAGATCCATTTCGGCCAAATCTTCCGGCACCAGTCCGGTCATCGCCGCCAGTAGCGGTTCGTCCCAGTCTTCAGGTTTATCGCTGATACGTCGAGCCGCACGCATATCTTTGACCTTCAGGCGAGTCAGTTGCAGTTCGTCGATACGCTGCCCGGAGGGTGCGGTGAAGGGGTATTGCAGTTTGAATGTGTCTGTCATGGTGACTGTCCTCAGTGTTGAACTGAGGACAGTATTGAGGAGGGATGAAACAAACAGTATTAAACAGCTTTAATGAGTGGTTAACCGCCGATATTGGCGCGATAGGTGCTCAACTGATCCACGCCATTCACTTTGAAGATATTCGCCAGATAATCCAGTTCCAGCAGCGTCTCGCCGTCCACCACCTGCTTGATATAGGTGCAGCTAAAGGCACTGGAAAAATCCGGGTTCTCATGTTGCTTAAACGTCCCCAGCGGATTCTTCTTGAACATTACCGTCAGGTGCGTCACCAGCGGGATTTCATCGATACGCCCCGTTGAGTTATAGCGGTCGATAGACGAACGGCACTGCAACGCCAGCGACTTATACGGGTTAGCCACATGGCGCATCACTTCGCGATAGAAGCTGTTCCACTTGATTTCGCCCTCCAGTTTGTCGAACCCAGCGGGCAACTCAATCTTGCCGACCATCCCCAGCGCCTTATGCTCCTGCATAATCATGCTGATATCCGGCAGCTTAATCTCCTCCGCGCGGCCCAGCAGGTTATTACCATTGATATAGATATTGGCGTTGGTAATACGGTTAACTTCAATTTTTCCGCCCATCAGCGTTTACCTTCCAGATTAACCAGATATTCCGAAGTGATTTCCGTCTCAAACGTCAGCCGTTCCAGCGGCGGAGGCGGCGTATATTTGTAACTGAGCAGCAGATGGCCAGCGGCCAGCTCGGTCTGCTCATTACGCGCCGGGTCATACCAGCACTCGAAGCCCAGCAATGCGCCGTCGCCAATCAGCTTGCGGCCATAGGCATTCACCGATTCGGTTAGCGCGTCAATCAGCGCCTGGTTAATCGGCATATCCAGATACTGCTGACTGAAGTAACGGATCGACTCGTTAATCACATCCCCGGTGCGCCGCACATTTTCAAAGTTGCGCATATGGGTAACGGTCGGCCAGGCGGCGGTACGGTTGCCCCACAGTCGCATCCCGGTGCCGTAGCTGTTGAAAACGGTGGTGATGCCGTTTTCGTTCAGTTGATTCACCTCGCTTTGCGGGTCATCAATCATCGCCGACAGCGAACGTTCCACACCAGTGATGCCGAGGATCTCCTGGTTGGAGTTGCTCCACCAGAAACCGTTATCCAGATCCACTTTGGCACGCAGGCCAGCGGCGCGGGAGGAAAGCGGCTCCAGCCGTTCGCTGTCGGTGACAGAGTCATACACCTTAACGTGCGGGTAGCACAGACGGGCGCGTTCGGAACTGGTATTGAAGTTGATAGTCCCGGATGCGCCACGGCCTGCCAGCACCTGGCTGAAGGTCGTGCCAACTGGCGCATCGATATAGGTGATAGCGTCCAGCTTTTCCGCCAGGGCAATCAGCTCGGTACTGACCGATTTTTGCGTACAGAACACCGGGGCGATCAGGATTTTCGGTTTAAAACCATAGAGACTATAGGTATCCTCCAGCAGCTTCATCCCGATACGCTGGCCTGCGGCATTGATCGCGCCGATGATATCGGCAGCGGTGATTTTTGTCGGATCGATATAACGATATGTGGCAAACAGCGTGTCGCCTGCGTTAACCGTCGGGCATGTAACAACGCCAGTTCCGGCATCAACGGTATAATTTGCCGGGCTTAAATCTGAACTCGCGCCCGACACCTTCAAAACGACATTACTGACCGCGCCATAGTCCAGCCTGATCTGATGATTATCATCAACCCGACGTGCGATGGTAGAGGCCGTTACGCTGTGCTTTGCCGGATCGGCCACGTTAATTACCACCACCGTTCCCGCGCCGTGGTCATAAATCGCATCCAGTGCCTGCGGGATACTGAACCCGGAAACCTGCGAGCCGAACTGCGCCGCGTCTTTCTCTGACAGGCACAATACCGATGTGTTAATCGGGCCAGCCGGAGCCGTTCCTACAAGACCAATCACCGCCGACTTAACGGTACGCACCGGGCGCGGGCCGCGTTCGATCTCGATAGTCTCGACGCCGTGTAAATAATTAGCTGCCACTGGTTGTCTCCTTCTCTTTTTTACCCTTCAGGGGTTGTGGTTCAGGTTCAGGCACCACTTCGGGTTCAACTGGCGCTGGTGTGAGATGCTTCAGCGCCAGCAGCGTCTGCACATAGTCCAGATCTTCCGGCAGTTCCACCTCATGCTCTGGCCAGAGCAGCACTTCTGCGCCATCGGCTAACGTCACGCCGCTGGCCGGGCCGCGGTAAATAAATTTCATAATTTTTCCTCATAATCGATGCTGACCAGCAGCGGAAGTTCATCCGCCTCGCTGTCCTCTACAAACATAGTGTCGGTGACGAACTCCAGCGCGTACTGCCAGAGTCCCGCCACTTCGCCAATAAACGTGTCCTGCTTCAGCCGTATCGGGCGGTGACAGTTCACCGGACGCCAGCCGCCGAGCGCACGGCGCACCAGTTCAAGTACCGCAACTGCACCACCGCGCCCGTTAAGCTGGCGCATAATGACAGTGGCGCACAGCGTGACGGTCTGCGGCTGAACGACGGCACAGGTGTCATCCGGGTTGTCGTACTTCGAGCTGATATAACTCACCAGCACCGCGCCAGCCGGGTGGTTAAGCCGGAACTCTTCTGGCTTCTCCGGGAAATATTCCACCTGTAGCGCCGGGAGTTTGGTGCGCAGTCGCGCCACCACGTCATCGACGATAGTTAATGTGTCCATCAGTATTTCTCCAGTAGGCCGTTAGCGCCGCCAAACGTTGCCGTCCGCGCGCGCACCCGGAACTCGCCGGACTCCGGCGCATCGGTTTCGGTGGATGGCAGAGCCAGCGTCATCCGGTTATCACGAATATCGGTAAGCTGTTTCAGGGCGTCTTTGTAGTCGTCCTTTACCGCATCCGGCAGCGCTCCTTCCGGGCGACGGGCGTACAGGCGATAGCGGGTAATCGACACGGCTACGTCATGGATAACGGTTGGCACTTCCGGCAGCGGCAGCGTGTAGCGCCCGCGCAGGTAGGCATCGACGCGCTCGTTAGCATGGCGTATTGCTTCCTGCACCACGGCCTCATTCACCGTGGTCGCCGTGGCATCCTCATTCGACAGCCAGACCAGCGTCTGCCACGGTAGCGAGAGGGTAAGTTCGTCCGGGGTGCAGTAGTCCATCATCACGCCCCGCGCAGAATGCGCACGGTATCTCCCGCCTGCGTTGCCGCATCCAGCGCGATTCCGGCGACAGCGTTGCTACCGGTTTTCGCAATGGCGCAGCCTTCGGCATCGGACTGGACGGAAGCACCGGCTTCAATTGCTGCGCCTGCTTCAACAGCAATAATCCCCAGCACATTGACGCCAACGGCGTCCTCTGCGTTGGCATCGGTTTCCGCGACGCCGAGAACGGCTTTACCCGCCGCGCAGACCTTGCCGTCAAAGCCGACAAAGTGCTGCTGGAGAATGATGTCAACGGCAACGACGGTGGTGGTCAGAATGACCTGTTGAGTGACGGCCATCATGCACCTCCTTTCAGACCAGAGAGCAGGAACCCGGCGTCAGAACCGACAACAACGACCTTATAGATATCGGTGTAGCGACAATTGCGCACTTTGCCGCCTGCCGTGTCGTATTGGTCAATAACAGGCATCCCCTTGCGGCGGAAGGTATAGCCGAACGATGGCTCATTCTCATCGGCAGACGCCGCGCCACCTTGTGGCGGGGTGACGTAGTGGCCCATCAGATTGTCTTTCCAGAGATCGGCAGCTTTACCATCCTTGCCCAGCGATACCGGGCTACCGACCACCACCTCATCCACGCCGAACAGTTCTTTGAGAATATCGGTAGTAATAATCTTGCGTTCGTTCGCGCCGATTGCCGCCTGGATCACCGGGTGGAATTTCAGCAGCGTCATCACCGATGCGCCCATCGTGATAATGTTCGGGCGCAGACCGACGTTATTGCGTACCGCATCCATATAGGTTTCAACGTCGCGCAGCGGGTCGCCCTGACCGTTGGCCCAGCAATCCGCCGCAGTGAAGACTTTCTTCGCATTGGGCTTATAGATTTTCGCATCCTGCGCTAGCGCCGCCGCGTAGACTTCACGGCGCAACAGGATGCCATTGGTGGCGCGACGGGTGGCTTTTGCTTCCTCGTCGAAGATGCTCTCGGCGCTTTCGCGGTAATCCACCGGCGCGGAAAGGTCGTGCTCATCCAGCACGATATCTACCGAACCGGTTTTCTCACGGATCATGACGTTACTGTCAGCACCCACGGCGCGTTTCGTCTCATAGACGGCAAACACGCCGTTGCCGAACGTCGGCACCGTTGCGCCTTCTTTATCCATCTCCACCACCGGGAAAATCTTCTCCCCGATAAACGCCGCGTTTTTATAACCGCGCGCGACGGTGGTCAGGATCGGGTTAACGACGCGTTTACCCTGTAAATGATTTGGCATTTTTTCCTCCTTTATAAGCAGCGTTTAACGGCAGCTTCGTAACTGATGCCTTCAGCCTTCGCTAGCGCCACGGCCTTGTTATGCACCGCCAGTTGCTCCGGGTCGGCGTCGGCAAAATCGACGGTGCGCACGACGTCGCGGTTGGCGCGGTCTTTGCTGGCAACTTCGCTGAAATCCAGCACCGGCGCAGCGCCTGTCAATAGTTCTTTAAAGGCCATCGCCAGTGGTTTCTTCACATCGCCCTCGGCGAACTCCACCGGCGCATCGCCTTTGCTTACTTCATCCAGCAGCGCGACAACCACGCCTTTAGCCGCAGGCGTCAGCTTGCCGCCGGTCACCAGTTCCTCGGCAAAGGAGACGTTAGCAGTGTGCAGTTCGTCGGCACGGCGTTTTACATCAGCCTTCGCGCGGTCAGCAGCGTCGGCTTTCAGGCGGGCATTCTCTTCGCGCATCGCCTTAATTTCTTCTTCAGTCACGGATTTCTCCTTTGGTTCAGGTTTTGGCTCACTGAAAGCCGGATCGGGTTTAGGGTCATCACGCTGCGCCTCATCGCGTAACGCATCGATTTGCCAGGCCGGCAAAACGCTGTCGGCCTCGTCGAGGCTGAACTTGCTGATCAGGAAATCGCGCAGGCGGGCAAACATCCCTGCGCTGGTTGAAAGTCCCCAGTCGGCGAACTCGACCACGCCTTCCTCCTGCTCGCTGAACTCGACGGGCTTTAAGCCTTTTACGGCAGGCGGCTGCGCACCGAGAAAACCCACGTGGCGCAGATACAACGCGCCGGGCTTTGGGTTATTAGGGGAGTCAGGCAGATAGAACGAGGCGGAGATTTTCTTGTAACGTCCGGCTCCGACCAGTTCGGCAAAGGCCGGATCAACCTGGTCAGGCTCGGCTTGCAAATCATCCTGCGAGGCGGTTAACGACTTCACCCAGCCGTAGGCCGGAGCGTCATGCGCCGGATGGCCGATAACCAGCGGCGCTTCATGCACCGCCGGATCGTAGGCGGCGGCACAGGCAGCCAGCTCCGCCGATGTGAACGGCATCCGCGTACCGTTCATCGCGGTATGCGTGCCGGATTTAAAGATATGAATAGGTGCGGGCATATTCCCTCCGTAGTACGTCAGGGAATAGCTTTATAAAAACGGGCGAAAATCGCTTTTAAAGCGCTTTAATCACTGCGGGGAAAGAGAAGGTAAAAATCGGGGCGTAAAGGGCTTTATAAATCTTTATAAAGCAGGTTGGGCGGTGAAGCCGGGCATCCGCCCGGCGCGGAGAAATGGCTTATCTACGGGCCGCTGATTCAAGATGGCGCAGAATCGTCGCCAGCACCACCCGTTTTGCGCGGGTGGTCAGGTTGCCGTCGCTATCAACAGGCAAAAACGGACGTGCCGGATAAGTGGCGGTATGGTCGGCAGCGTTCTGTTCAAAGTTGCTGTTTTTCTTCTTCACAAACTGACGACCAACGCGGCCATTCTCACCCTGCTTAAAGTAGACTTTGCGGCCTTTACGCTTCACTTCACCGCCGAGCTGGTGAATGGCGGCATAGGCCAGATTAGATCCTACTACCGCGTGCTGCGCGTCGTACTGCGTGGTCACTGACCGCGCCAGCGCACCGGTATCGCGCAGCGTCGGGCCACCGCGTTTCTTCGCCGCCAGCGACGGCACCCATGCCGGGCGACCTTCAGCCTCGAAGGTTTCCGCCGTTTCCGTCTGTAACGATCCGGCAATTTTGCGCATCGCCGGGGTTAAATCTTTACAGCCGATCTCCAGGCTCTTCAGCGCGTGCTGTAACGCATTATCCTCCAGCTTAATCTCCATCATGGTGCCAGCTCCTGTTGCGCCAGCGGCGCGAGCACGCCCTGGTATTTGGCTAAGTCCGGGCGGTACGCCGCGCCCGGCGCGTATGACCAGCCCGCATCCGGGGTGATAATCGTATTGCCAATAGTAAAGGTGGCCACCGGTTGCAATTCTCCGGTTTGCATCGATATCAGTTTCATCGTTTCCCCCAGCGCATCGCCGGAGGCCGTGATTTTCAGCCCGCGGCGGCGGACATCCGCCTCAGTCATTGCTATCACTGTACAGCGGCACCCCCAGCCGTTAGGCGGGTAGAATGACTGCCAGAATGGATCATCAAGACGCATAACCATCTGATGCAGCAGGAGGTGGGGTTGACGGGTGCGGTTGTCGCAAATGGCACAGTACATCCCATATGGACGATCGTCGACGTTTTCCATCTGTTCGGCCCAGCGCCCGGCACTGTAAACCACCGTCATATTGGTGCGGTAGATGGTATCAAGCCGCCAGGTACTGCCTTGCTGGATGATGGTCACTTCCCCGGTGTCCGGGTCGGTGATTTCTTTCTCACCCCACCAGCCTTTCTCTTTCAGCACTGGTTCCAGCTCCTTACGGAACCACGCGCCGGTTTTGCCCTCTGCCAGTGACCGCTCCAGTGCACGGCGGATATCTTCCAGTACATCCAGCTTTGTCACCTTCGCCACGGTAAAGGCGCGGGCGTGGGCCTCCTGCCAAACTTCTTCCCAGTCCCACGACAGGGTATAGCCTTTGGACTCCAGATAGCCGATGGCTCGCTTTGGTGGAAGACTCAGACAATACGCCAGCTCACTGCTCGTCACGCTCATGGAGCCGCCCCCAGATATTCGCCACAAACAGCACACGCGCCAGCCGTTCTGTCAGGTCGTCGGTGTTCATCTGGGGGTACAGTTCCGCCAGTTCGCCCATCAGCACCGCTGGTGCGACGCCTTTTTGTACCCGCGCAAACAAGGGAGCCAGCACCGGCGTCAGCGTATCGTCCAGCTTACCGCTGGTCATCAGTTCATCCAGCGCCGTGTCAAGCAGCTCCTGCGCGGCGACATCCGCTGTCACCGCCTCCGCAAATGCCACTGGCGCAGGTGCCGGGGTTTCGTCGATATCGCCATCCTGTAATTGATACTCGCGCTTCCAGTACTGCGGGGTGAATTTCACACCTGCCTGCGATAACTTCTGGTCGCGTCCGGCCTGCACCTCATCAACCGTTTTCTGCTCCCACATACGGAACACAGGGCAGTCCACCGCACCAAAGTTCAGTTCCACAATCCAGCGGATAAGTTGGTTAAACGCGCTGGTTACAATGGATGCATCACCGTCACGGATATCATCCGTCACTTCCAGCCCGGCCTGCGCCGAAGCTTTGTTGGCGCTGGCTTCAGTGGTCTGATTCTGCCCCAGCAAGGCAATGGAAATCTCACTGCGCGACATTGTGATCAGGTTCTGGTAAATATCGCTGGAATCGGCTTTACCTGCGGCCTCTTTGATATCCACCGAAGAGTCATCCGGGATAGCGGCCACCGCATCCTCAATCATCGCCTCCAGCGAATCCAGCAACTGGTTAATCTCACCCTGCGACGTACCACGCGGATGCTTGCCGACAACCCACGGCGAGCCGTATTTCTCGGCAAAGCGCACCCAGAACTTCATGCCGCCTTTCTTGAAGGTCACGGGCCAGAAGCACATCGACAGATCCGGGAAACCATACGGGTTATCGTAGGTCGCATCCTGACGCGGCAGCAGGAATTTATACGGTGGCGTCAACTCGCCCTCTAGTCCGGCATTACGGGCGCGAAAGCGCAGGCGGTTTTCCATATCGAACTGGAACCACTCCGGGGGCTTACCCACCACATCGGTCACTGCCCATGATTTGCCGCCACGCGCCCACATCAGTTCACACGGCTGATAGCCGTAGAGCACAGCGTCGGTCATTTCACCGGTGATGCGGGCGATATCTAAATCCGCGAACAGATCACGCACAAAGCGAAACACCCGCGCCGTGGCGTTGCCGCGTTCGACACCGTGCTCCAGCGCTTTCACCGCCGCTTTACGTCGCCGGATACAACCGCCGACTAAGGGATCGCTGCGCAGTTCGCGGTAGATTTTGATATCGCGCCCCTGCGCCTTGAGAATGGGGTCAGGGTTGGGCAGGTACATTCCCAGCCCGTAAAAATCAATCGAGCGCGAGCGGACAGCGATTTGCTCTGACAGGCTTTTGGTCGGCTCGCTGAATGAGACAAACTCGGTGGGGGTAACGTAGATTCCGCGTGGCATCAGTGATAGTTCTCCAGTAATCGTGCGGACTGGCGACGGCGGCGGGAGTTCACCGTCACCGGGCCGGTATGTATGGCGACAGATGCAAACCATGCCAGCGCCAGCGCAATAGCCGTATCGCCGAGGCGGAACAGCTCCGGGTCTTTAAGGTCTTCTTTACGCACCGAGGAAACCATCGGAATACCGTCAATATCCTCGACGGAATGCAGATCCTGCCGCACGTTCTCATCCGCTGGTAATGTCAGCACGCCATCTTCAAATGCCTGAATCAGCTTTGGCATCCACAACCCATACCAGGAACGACTAAGGTTAACCTGCGCGATACGGCTGGTGCCGAACTCATCGGCGGTATACTCTGCCAGCGTCTGCCCCGGCCCGGTGGCATCCATCGCCCCGGAAAAACACCGCAGAGCGCGCAGCAGATACCACAGGATTTGCTCCTGTTGGCGGGTGGGAACCTTGTGCATTTCAATAATCAGCGGCACGCGGCGGTACAGGTTGGGCATGATGGCCATCAGCACAATGGCGGAAAAATCGCGGTGGCGGGCAAAGTCATCCCCCATTGCATAACGCAGGCTGATATCAAGCCCGGCGATCACCGGCTCCAGATAACGCATGATCCAGTCGGTGACGTACTCTTCGCGCTCCTTCCTGGATTTCGCCGTGAAACCCTCATCCAGCGTCAGCCGCAGTATTGTCCGGTCGTCTCCCGGCGGCATCGCGGCTTCTATCCAGATCCCAGGAATACAGATGCCATTGCCGTCGCGGGGGATCGCGTCCAGTTCCTCGCGCATGGCGGCTTTACGCGGGCCATAGGCATTACGGATGCGACTGTACCAGGCGGTTTTCCCCTCCAGCGTAGGTTCTTCGCCCTGCATAAAACAGACGCGCTCGTACAGCCCGTTAGCTACAGCATCATCGAAAGTCACGGTATAAACCGCTGCATCCTCGCCGTATAAGCCGTTTTCAATATCAATAATAAAGGCGTTGAAGCGGTTCGATTTTCCTTTATGCGAGGAGATCACCACAATCCTACCCCCCCAGATGAGAAGTGCCGTTGCCGCGTCCAGTACCCCTTGAACATCCTGATGGAACGCAGCTTCGTCTATGATCACCATCCCTTGCAAACCACGAATATTCGCAGGACGGGATGATAGTGCGACAGTCTGAAAACCTGACGCATAGCGGACACGATAGGCGGTGATTTTGCGGGTGTTGCCATCCTCGTCCTGATCGTCAAACAAGAACTCTTCAATGCTGGAGACAGAATCCGCCTGTTGTTCGGCAATAACACGAGAGAATTTGGCGCAGTAACCGATAAACTCCAGACCTTTCTCTTTGGTATCGCCGATGTAGTAAACGTCCATACCTCCGCTGCTTTTCCGGGCGGCTGCGGTCAGGACAGCTTCAAAGCCAAAGGCAAAGGTGATGCCAGTTCGACGGCCTTTAGGCACAGCGAGAATCGACTTTCTGATTTTCAGGACATCCACCTGATGTTTCATCAGAACGCCGTCGGTCATTGGGTTAAAACCAGCCGGAATATCTCTGGCTCTGGGCGGCAGTTCCTCCCAGTCAACAATACGGACGGTGCTGCTTAAAGGTTTCATCGAATCCCCAAAATCTTCTCACGCCAGAAGCGCACCTGATCTTCACCCAGCCCCTGCGCCTTGGCTTCTTTCTCCAGTGCCGCAGCTTGTTCGCGCTGTAGCTCTTCACGAGCCTCACGACGGATATCAGCCTGAAACTTCTTCAGGTTGACGCTGGCGCGTGACAGCGTGGCGACGTTCTTCGCCACCTTCGATAGCAGTGCCACACGCTCCTGCGGATCAATCTCGCCGTCCTCCGCCTCCTGTAACTGGACAATGGACTCAAACAATTCAGTCTGGATCAGCGCAATCACCGCCTCCGAACGGGCGTCCTGATCGTCGGCGGCTCCCTCGGTCAGCATCCGCGCCGCTTCGGTGGCTGCGCGGATGGCGGTAAAACGACGTTCGATTTTCTGGCCGTAGCGATGAATGGCTGACTTGCTGATAAGGAAGCCCTTCTCACGCATCAGCGCTTCCAGTTCGGCATAACCGCTGAAGCCGCTGTCGGTCAGCGCCCGCTCCAGCCAGCGCCTGACCTCTTCGGGGAGTTTGTCAATGGTGCTGCGTCTGGCCATCATTCGCTCCAGTACTTTTGCGGGCGGGCGATGCCGGGGCCGCAGTCCACAGTGTACTCAACCACATCAACACCGAGACGGGTTAAATCACCGAACCAGGTGCCGGACGGCTCCTTCACCAGTTCCAGCATCCGGCGGTCGGCCAGATAGTCCAGCTCGCGCCGCAGCTCCAGCGCGGTGGCATCCGGGTAAATCGCCTGCATCACCGCCAGTAAAAACCGTTCATTGCTGGTATAGGGCCGCGCCTTGTTCAGCGCCAGCATCAGATTCCAGCGCATCGACTCACGGCGTACTTTATCCATCATTTACCACCCCCTTGCGACAGTTCGATTTTGTTATACAGCGCGTCCAGCTTGGCCTCGATAACCGTTTGTCCCCGGATGTAATCCTCACGCCGCACATAGTTCAGCGGCATATCGGCGCGGAACTCCAGGAACTCGCGCTCCAGCCGTGACCAGCCGGATTCCGACTCCTTACGTGCCGCTTCCAGCGACTCAAAGCGTTCGTTGAGGCGCTTCTCAATCTGGGTCAGCAGCATCTTCCCGGCGGCGACCAGCACGCCCAAAAACGACAGCGCCATCGAGATCACCTCCCAGAAGTCAATCTGCAACATCATCGCGACACCTCCGCGATATAGTTCTGCAAGCCACGCACCTGGAGCGCTAACTGCTGGCAGCGCTGGCCGTTGTCGGCGAGATTGGCGAGGATGTCGCGCTGGCTGACGCCGGAGGCGCGTAACCGGGCGTCAGCGCCCTGAACGGCTGCGGCGGCCGCGCCAGCGTCGCGGGTAGCGGCGGCAACATCCGGGGCGGACACGCCGAGGGAGGCGTTGTACTGCTGCACGAAGCCGCGAGTAAACACGCAGGCCACAGTATGAGCCTTGCCTTTTTCGTCAACGTAATGCTGCGTAACATCGTTAATTTTCCTCTGTAGTTCGGCGTTGCGGGCGGTCAGTTCCTCTGTCCGGGCGAGGTAGGTCTGCTCGTTTTCCCGGATGTGAATCAACTGCTGCTGGCTGCGGTTTATTTCCTCCTGCAACGCCCGTTGCCCGGCCTTGGCCTGCTGTTTTTGCAGGCGCAGGCATTCAGTCTGCGCCTTCTCGTAGCCGTGTTTGTGGCCTTGCAGCCACGCGAAATACCCGCCAAACACGACGAATAGCAGTATCAGCGTGGCGGCTAACCCCGCCGTTTTGAGTTTATCGAACACAGTTAGCCCCTCCCCATGACAGATAGCGCGGCGCGTTCTGGTACAGGATGCGTTGCGGATAACCCCGGTTCTCGCGCCAGTTGGCGGCGCTGCGCCCGGCGTTGACCGTCGCCACCGCGTCAAACCAGACGGCGGCATCCAGCCCGCGCTGCGCCGCCAGCTTTTTATCGCGGTTCACCCAGCCTAAACCGCCGTTATAGGCGCTTAAGGTGAATGCCATTCGCTGGCAACCATCGCGGGCGCTGACGCGCTGCCACAACCACTGGTCGTATTGCACCAGCGCCCGGATGGCCCACGACGGGTTAAACGGCTCTCGGGCGCGGAGTTCGGGAAGCAGTTGGCTGATCCAGTCGCTAGTGGAGGGCATAAACTGCGCCATCCCCTGCGCACCAACGGGTGAACGGGCGGCGGGATTCCAGTCGGATTCCTGCTGGAACTGCCCGGCGAAATCGGCGACAGGCGCATCCATCCCCCATACCGCGCGGGCATTACGCACCAGTTCGGCGCGGTAAGGTTTGGCGGAAGCGGGCGGTTCGGCGGCATTGGCCTGGCTAAAAAAACCGCCGCACCAGAGCAGCCAGCCTGCAATCAGTACCGCCAGCGACTGGTACCAGAAATTGTGTTTATCGGTGCGCGGTTGCCCGTGACGCGCCAGCGCCATTCCCATCCCCAGCAGCGCCGTCACAGACCAGACAACCTGCGGCCAGTACATATGCAGCGTCATGGCTACAGCCCCATCGCCACGGCCAGACACACCGCCGCGACAATCACCGCACGGCGCAGCATGGCGGCGGCAAAGAGACGTTGTTCATTTTCCGCTGACTGAAAATAATTTGGCCGCGCATAGGGAAACAGGCTGCGATCCAGCCAGTAGCCCAGCACCGCCGCCAGCGAGATCAGGCTCAGTTTGTAAACAACGACCGGAAGCTGCTGCGGGGAAATCAGCGCAATCAGCGCGAACAACACCACCGATGCCACCAGCCAGCCGGATAAACGCGGGAAAAGAGAAGTTTTCATAAGTGCCTCCATTGGGTGATGGAGGCAGTGTGCGGAATGGTAGGCAGGAAGGCTTTTAAAGGGGTTTAAGGAGTGGGCTTATTACTCAAGTGATGCCGCCATGACATCACTTTTGTAACCAAGATATTCCATGTTTCAGGGTATGTGCAGTATAGGTAAATTAATCCTGTCGATATAATAGCGACAACAAGGAACATAATAATAAACCAGAACGCGATAACCTGACGGCAAAGACGTTTACGTACAGAGCAAAAGATACTATCAATGTCATTTTTTATTGATGCATACTTTTTATCAACCTGAGTCTTTTTATGTCGAAGTTCTTCTTTGATAGCAGTTAACGTCTGTAACTGGTTGAACAAAGTCAACATAACCAACGTAGCAAAAACAAAGGCCCCTAAAAAAACTGCGCTATTGATAATGGTTTGATAGACATCACCACTTGCTTTCTTGATTTGTGTCGCGACGATAATGGTTGCGACTGGGATACCCAGTATCTGGTTTTGGATATCTGAAAAGACTTTATGGATACGTCCCATTTCTTCAACTTTGGCGGTTCTAAGTTCATCCAGAACCTTTTCGTATGAGAACCCAGAAGTGAAGAGGCGATAACCCTTATCGAACTCAACTTTTAATTTATCAATGTTCTTCAGTGCATACTCAAAGACTTTATTGTTTTCCGTTTCCTGACCGATTAACTGGATGCTTTCAATTAAAAGCGAGAGTTTCTGCTCTTTGTGTGTGTCGTCAGAAAACTGCTGAATGAGTTCATCGAGTGTCGTTTTATCAAGATTTTCTACGGTTTCTGCACTGTAACGTATAGGTAATTTAAATACATCGGCGCGGAAAAAAACGCATTCATATGCACTGGTATCAAAGTATGCCGACTTTTCTTTAAGCAGGCGCAGAAATGTTAAGATAGTGCGGTAGTTTTCAATTACAGATGTTGGCGCATCCGAACTATAAAATTGGCTGTCGATCAGGTAGTAGCGGGAAGGTTCCTCGCTTTGGTGTTTTGGCGACTTTAACAAAGCCGCCAAATTACGGCATAGCAGACCTAGCTTTGTCTTTGGGGCGTTCACAAAAAGCGACACCTGCTGGCCAGCCACTACTTCACCTTGTGCCAGAGAGATCCCATATGTATCGGTGTCCTCAAGCAAAGCGTTGAGCAACTCGCAGGATTCTGGGGTAAGCACCAGCGTACCTTCGGCCATATCGTTACCGAAAGTAATCTGCCTGTACAATCCCACCAGTTGCTCAAAACTGATACTCACTCCTCAACCTCATCCAGTATCTCTTCTCTGAAGCTATCAGGAATATTCCTTAGAATGATTACATCCTGATCACGATTATACTCAATTGAACCATCTTGAAGACCAGCACGATCAAACTTTAGCTCCCAATGATTGGACTTTCCTTTAAAGGAAATGATTCCTTTTAGTACGCGTCCATCTGGGACAAAACCATCCGACAGTTCCAGTTCTTGGTTGGCCAGCTTAGTCGATAGCAGTTCTGGTTCTTGTGGCCAGACTGCGTTCACAAAGGTTGTCAGATCTACAGGCTCACCATCTTTGCTCAGTTGCTTCAAATGGTCATGGGCCGTTTGCAGAAAAGCCTCTCGACGTGCGGGGTCAAGCCCTTGCTCAGTCGCAAACTCTTTCAACGCATCCCGCAATTTCTCTGTTTCACGCTTGGCGATCAAAACATCGTTACAGCCCAGGAACTGCTTAAAGTAACCAGATACAGCATTGCTCCCTTTCAGGAAACTTATATAACGTTCGGCACCTGATTGCCAGGACGTAATGTCAATACGCCCCGCCACACGTAGCTTGTCGATATCAAGGTAGACACTTTCCTGGATAGCAAAGGCATCGTTAACCGCAGTTCCCGTCGTGGGGCTTAACATGGCAACTAAAATATGCTCGTGTTGATTCATCGTAATGTGGGCGAATAGAACATAGCCACCAGTAGCGAGTGGTGTTGTTTGAATCCGAGATTCCAGATGACGAATCATGCGGCAGGAGCTACGGTAAAAATCATCAGGATGCTCTTGAGCTAAATAGTCTGATACGATTGTTTGCATCGGGTAATTGTCAGGGTCATCTTCAAAATGGCCATAACCTTTCCCCATTCGCCCTGCATATTTCCCACAGATATCATCTATTAAGCGTTGTGATGCTGCGGTGACGCCACTCTCTGCTGGGCTAAGCTGTAAGGATGTCACCCCATGCGGCTCTTTATCTAAAAGGTGAATAACCACATGATTTACAACGATTGCATTTGCAGGTTCATTTGCTGGCATAGAATCTGAAACCTTCAGTAGAGTTAGATAGTAAATGCGTGCTGTCTGCACGCTTTTTTGTTTTGTTTACAACATGTTTAATCTTGTCTTGGACACGTCCAGTAATCCCCGTTTGGCTCTGGCGAGTAAACCATCAGGCACCCCTCGCGCGGCGGCTTCTTATCAGCAGTCATAGGAACTCTTTCTTTATCCAGTTTCACAACCAGATCCCCACCAGGCACATCCGCTTTATCGAAGCAAACAGACTGGCAGGCGGATTTTGAAATCTTCACTTCGTGGGTATTGTTGGAGATGAAAAGGAAACAGGTATGATCAGAGGCGGTGTAATTACCGGGTATGCTGTTCTCATTCTTGACGTGAAACTCCACCGTTGTCACCGGACGCATCGTGTCGTCGTAGACCTTAAATTTATCAAAGTTTGCTGCGTATTTATCCAGTCCTGGACACTGTTGGCGAATAAAGGGCAATTCGCGCTTCACTACCGGACTATCGGTTTCAACAGTAAACATTGTCGATGCAGATGGCTGTGTAACATCGTCATCACCACATCCCGACAACAACAGCGCACAAACCCCCAAAGGTAAGAAAAAGTGTTTCATAACATAGTCCTTCATGTTTTGTTCTTAATGAGAACACTTTACGCCGAACGTTTTAGGCTTTCGAGTTCTAAAGCCAATTCCTCTAATCTTTTTTCTAGGGCGGCCACTCGCTGTTTTTCTTCAGCACTGCGTAACAAATCCTTTCGTACATCCGGTTCCAACTGATTCAAAAATTCCAGTAACTTCAAATCGGCATGGCTGTATTCCGGCTGCTCAGTCAAAACATCCGCATGTTCAGACAGATACATTCCTCCTCTGCCGGTGAGCAGCCAATCAATATTTATACCCAAATGGGTACCTATTGAGATCAATGCCTCCGCATTTGGTTCTCGCTCGCCACGCAGATAGTTTTGTAGAGAACGATATGGGATATCGCACTGTGCGGCAGCATCAGTGATTGATAACGCTTTGTCAGCGAGTATTTTTTTGAGTCTTTCTTTTATGTTCATTTGTGCATATTAGTCGTTGACTTGCCCGTTTGAGTACGTACAATAAACCCAATTGAGTACATAATAGCTCAGAGGGAACAAATGAACAAACTAATGAACAAACACCAAATCCACGCGCGACTGATTGAGCAGGGCAGCAACTTTCGCCAGTTCGCCATCAGTACCGGCTACGAACCCCGGACGGTTACGCAAGCTGTTGATCGCTGGGCGGGTAAACAGGATTTGCCGCGTGGACGGCTGACGTTTCGCATTCTGAAAGAGCTGTCCCGCACCATCGGCAAAGAGATCGTGCCGGGCATCCTGCACGAACCTAACTAAGGAGAGCGCAATGAAACCTACCGATTTAACCCCCAGCCAGCGCGTACTGATTACGCCCTCATTTGGCCAATCAACTCCATACCACGGCACGTTTATTCGCCGCGTTCCGCGTCAGCAGGGATTATCCGCATATAGCGTATTTCTGGTTGATGAGTTTGCCGGGCTGAACGGCCCGGACGATCCAGGCAACATCACCTGTTCTGACCACTACATCAGCCGCCATGTCCAACCACTGGAGATGCATGCATGAAACCCACCTCTACTTCCGGCGCACGTATCCTGCGCGTACTCAAAGCCCTGAAAGGCTACTCGCTCACTGGGTTGTCCAATGGCGAATTGGCGGCGGCGTTGCATGAATCCCCGGCCAATATCACCCGCGCCGCTGACACTCTGATCGAAGAGGGACTGGTACAACGGCTGGAAAATGGGCGCTTCGCCATGAGTATGGCGATGCTGCAAATCGCCCACGCCCACGCGACGGAAGTCACACGCGCTCAGGACAGGCTGAATGAAATGAATCAGCGGTTGCTGGCTGGCAGTCGCTAAGGAGCAAGTTAATGGCACGTCAAAAATCACCACCTGTTGAACTGGTGCCGGACGCACCGCTGAACACTGAACTGAACGTCAGCCTGAACGCGCTGGCGGAACACCGCATCGAAATTATGCAGCAGTTCGGCGACGGCCTTCCGTATGAGCGCGACCGAGTGGTGCATGAGGCTCGGTTTTATATGTCGCAGAGCGCCGAGGCAATGCTGGAAGCGGGTAAGCGCCTGGTGATTCTGAAAGAGAATGAGCCGCATGGGGAGTTTATCGAACTTATTGAAAAGGAACTGGGCTTACCATATCGCACGTCAGTAAGGATGATGCAGGCATCAACCAAATATTTATCTCCAGCGCTGAAATCAAATATGCCAGCGCTGGCACATTTGGGTAAAACCAAACTATTCGAGTTAATGGCAGAAGATGACGACGAACTCACTGCCCTGACCGAAGGCGGCACCGTTGCCGGGCTAACCCTCGACGATATCGACCGTATGACCAGTCGCGAACTCCGCGCCGCCCTGCGTGAAGCTCGCGAGGACGCCGACGCCCAGCGCCGCGTTCTGGCTGACAAGAACAGCAAAATCGACAACCTCTCCACCCAGCTTGCCAAAAAATCCCGCATCGCGCCGCCGCCCCCGGATGTGGAGGACGAGCAGTTGCGCAAGGAAGTCATGGCTATTGCCTTCGAAGCCGAGGCCATTATTCGCGGCAAGCTCCACGAAGCTTTTACCGTCCTGAATCAACATCATTCGGCACTGGTTCAGACGCACCCTCACGCCTTTATGACCGGGCTGTTATGCCAGATTGACAGCGCCACCGTTTATCTGCGTGAAGAGTTTGGCCTTGCTGTCGAACCACGCAGTGACGCCGCGCCGGAGTGGGTAACAAACCCCACGCCTAAAATCGAACGCCCGGACTGGATGACCACCGATAAGGAGAACGCCGCATGATCCGCACATTAGTTATTGATTTCGCTAAGGCTCCGCAGGAGCCGAGTTACCACTTTAACGCCGATATCCTCGGTGGCCGACTGCTGAGAGTCGCTTTTAAGGATGCGCTGGCCTCACCGTGGATAGCCACTGACGCACAACTGCCTGGTGACTATGACCTTGTGCTGGTCTGTGATGGCTACGGCGTGGAAACCGCTAACTATATTGATGGCGAGTTTCACTGCACCAGTGAAACGTACCCGGCAAAACAGATCACCCACTGGATGTTAGTTCCCGAACTACCGGAAGGATGCTGACCATGAGCGCCGTCATGACCGAACGCTTAGTTGCTGTTGCTCAGGCTGCACGGCAGGCCGGGCATGGCGCACGCGGCGCAATCTACACTGCCGCCTGCGCGGAACTTGGCCTGTCCCGCGCCACGCTGTTACGCAGAATAAAGGAGGTTGCCGTGACCGATAAACGCAAGCGCCGCACCGACGCCGGAAAAACCGCGCTGACCCGCGATGAGGCGGTGATGATTTCCGCTACGCTGACGGAAGCCACCCGTAAGAACGGCAAGCGCCTGTATTCCGTCATTGATGCCGTGGAGATGTTACGCGCCAACGGCGAGATTGACGCCGGGCGGCTGGATGAGGAAAGCGGCGAGTGGGTGCCATTGTCAGAAAGCACCATCATCCGGGCGCTGCGTGGCTACGGCCTGCACCCGGATCAACTCAGCCAGCCCGCGCCAGTGACGGAGCTTGCCAGTCTGCACCCCAATCACGTCTGGGAAATCGACGCCTCGCTCTGCACGCTGTACTACCTCAGCAACGGCCAGCGCGGGTTACAGGTGATGGACAGCGCGACGTTCTACAAAAACAAGCCGAAGAACCTGCAACGTATCGCCAGTGACCGGGTATGGAGCTATGAACTGACCGACCATACCAGCGGCTGGATCTACGTTGAATACGTGATGGGGGCGGAGTCTGGCGAAAATCTCTGTTCCGTTCTCATCAATGCCATGCAGGAGCGCGGCGGCGCGGATGTGCTCCACGGCGTGCCGCATATGTTGTATCTCGACCCCGGCTCGGCCAACACCGCCGCTATGACGAAGAACCTCTGTCGTTCGCTGGGCATTGACGTGGTGGCGCATAAAGCCCACAACGCCCGCGCCACCGGGCAGGTGGAAAAGGCGCGCGACATTATCGAACGCCGCTTTGAACCGGGGCTGAAGTTCCAGCCGGTTCACAGCCTGGAGGAACTGAACGCCAAAGCGCGCCTGTGGCGGCAGCACTTCAACGCCACCGCGATTCACACCCGCCACGGCAAGTCGCGTAGTAACGTCTGGATGACCATCACCGCGCAGCAGCTTATCAAAGCGCCATCGGTGGAGGTCTGCCGCGAACTGGCTGTTGCCGCGCCGGAAAGCCGCAAGATAACGCCGAAGCTGCGCGTGTCGTTTCAGGGTACGGAATACGACGTCTCCACCGTGCCAGATGTGATGGTGGGTGAAAAACTGATGATCACCCGCAATCCGTGGCGCAGCGATGCCGCGCAGGTAGTGCTCATCGGTGACGATGGCCACGAGTATTTTCACCTGGTGGAGGAAGTCCGCAAGGACGAATACGGCTTTGCCGAAGGCGCGGCGGTGCTGGGCCAGAATCACAAGCGCCACGCCGATACACCCGCGCAGACTGCGGCTAAACAGATTGAGCAGATTGTTACCGGAACAGATAACGAGACGGACGCGGCTGCGGCGCGTAAAGCGAAGGCGCTGCCGTTCGGCGGCAGGCTTGACCCGTATAAACCCATCACCGACAGCGAACTGCCCGCGTTCCTGCCGCGTCGTGGTCAGGATTCCCCGGTACGCGCTCCACGCGTTGAAGCCCGGCGTCTGACTCACGTCGAGGCGGCGAAGGCGCTGAAAGCACGGTTGCCGGAATGGAACGTCGCACTGTATCAGGAACTGGTGAAACGCTGGCCAGAAGGCGTGGCGGAAGAAGAACTGGACGCCGCCGCGCAGCAGCTTACCGCCCGAGTGCAACTGAACGTAGTCGGCGGTTAAGGGGGAGTTATGCAGATTAAACAACAGTTGCGCCAGCGTGGCATCACTCAGGCAGCAGTAGCACAGGCTACCGGAGTTTCCGCAGCGGTTATCGCGCAGATGGTTAATCACGGCCTGTGGCCGAAAACAGAAGAACTACGGGAGCGCATCAGCACATTTTTTGCAGAAAAAGGTATTGAACTGAAGGAGGCGCAGACGGCGGCCACCGCCTGCACCGGTACATCATCCAGTGAGGACGAAAATATGTTACTGGCAAAACAGGTATTAAATCCAGCGGCGAAGAAGCATTTTGGGTTGTTCCGCGACCCGTTCGCCGATGAGGTTATGCAGAGTGCGGACGACGTGTTCACCACGCCAGATATCCGCTACGTGCGTGAAGCACTGTATCAGACCGCGCGACATGGCGGATTTATCGCCGTAGTTGGCGAATCCGGCGCAGGGAAAACCACGCTACGCCGTGACCTGGCTGATCGCATCAACCGTGAAAACGCGCCAGTTATCCTCATCGAACCGTACATCATTGCGATGGAAGACAACGACGCCAAAGGCAAAACTCTGAAAGCGGCGTCGATTGCCGAGGCCATCATCAACACCATCGCACCGCTGGAGAACGTCAAACGCTCGCAGGAGGCCCGTTACCGCCAGTTGCACCGGGTGCTGAAAGAGTCGGCCCGCGCCGGGTTCTCACATTGTCTGGTTATTGAAGAGGCGCACTCGCTACCGGTGCCGACGCTCAAGCATTTGAAGCGGTTCTTTGAGCTGGAGGACGGCTTTAAAAAACTGCTGTCGGTGGTGTTGATTGGCCAGCCGGAGCTAAAGCTGAAACTTTCTGAACGTAATCAGGAGGTGCGCGAAGTGGTACAGCGCTGCGAGGTCGTCGAACTGCTGCCGCTGGATAACTATCTGGAAGCGTTTCTGGCGTTCAAATTTCAGCGTACCGGGAAAGGTGTTTCCGAGGTGCTGGATGATAGCACCGCCGATGCTATCCGCGCCCGATTATGTAATTCATCCCGACGCGGTGACGTCAGTCTGCTTTATCCGCTGGCGCTGGGGAATCTGGTTATCGCCGCAATGAATCTGGCCGCTGATATCGGCGTGCCGGTGGTGAATGCGGATGTGATTAAAGGAGTGTGAAAATGGTATTTCACAAATTAACCGGAAAGGACGTGATGCAATACCGCAAGATATCGCTGGCTGACCGTTTTGTATTATGGGCCAGCGCTATAACTACACTGATTTTTATATTCATAGCCTTATTTAATTAATTCAGGTCGCAGAAAAATGCCGTCAACCCGGCAGGCTTCGCACACCCTGAAATCACCCTGGAGACTATTTTATGACTGAAAAAACTATCCCCGCAGGTTACTGGCAGGACGCCAAAGGTTGTCTGGTTCCCGAGTCTATGATCAAGCCCATTGACCGCGCACGCGATGCGCTGGTAAAGGAGATCGTCGCCGACGCAATGAAAATGAATGCTGAATTACTTGAGTTTAAAAACCGCTGTTTTGGCGATATACAGGCGTTTATTGATTTGTCCGTTGAACAATATGATGCCCGCCCCGGAGGCAAGAAAGGCAACATCACCCTGCATTCATTTGATGGTCGCTACAAGATCCAGCGCCAGATTGCCGAAAACATCGCCTTTGATGAACGGTTACAAGCCGCCCGTAACTTGATTGATGAGTGCCTGCATGAGTGGACGGCACAGGCCACGCCAGAGCTGAAGGTCATCGTGGAGAAAGCATTCGCAGAAGATAAAGAGGGCAACATCTCCACCGGGCGCGTACTGGCGCTGCGCCGCTATGAAATTACCGACCCACGCTGGCTGAAGGCAATGGAGGCCATTGGCGAGTCGGTGCAGGTGGTGAACTCAACAAGTTACGTGCGGGTTTATCAGCGTGTCGGTGATAGCGATAAATACCAGCCTGTCGTGCTGAATATTGCGGGGGTGTGAGATGGCGACGATTAAATGTGTGTACTGCAAAAAAGAAGTCACTGAACTGGATTTTCAACAAGCAAGCTTATTGCAGACTGATGAATATAAGGAGTGGTGCGTAAATTTAATTTTGCTCTGTCCGCACTGCGAGCAGGCTTATAACGCCTTTATTCCCACTATGGAATTAACCCCGGCAACGGAGGTAGGCGCATGAAAACGCTTATCTACCGTGCAGCCTTACGCAAGTGGGGGCCGGAGAAACAACTGGCGAAGCTCGCCGAGGAAGCAGCCGAACTCAGCGCCGCAACCGCGCGTGGTTTGACAGGCTTCTGTGACGAAGCTGTGCTGGCGGATGAAATGGCTGATGTGGAAATCATGATCGAACAGTTCCGGCAGAACGGTATGGAAAAGCTAATCGATTATCGCAAAGCGAAAAAGCTGGCGCGACTGGCTGAATGGTTGGGGGTAGTAAATGATGATGTTTGTTAAATGCCCGGCCTGCGGGAAATATGCCGAGAAAGAAGTACCGTTTCGCATTGGCGACAAAGTGAGTTTTGCCTGGCAGCAAGTATCTATGAGCGCCCGTAACACTCGCATCAGAATAACGACAAAAACAGGGAAAATAACCAGCGTCAATAATGATTCAGCGGTTGTCCGATCTCGTGGCAAAGATTACTGCCTCGATAAAAGCTGCATATCTCCCGCAAATGAGCCATCGGTATTAACCGTAAGGATGGTTGGGATCTGCCAATGTGGTGACGTGTAGCCACATTGATTATCCAGCGGTTGTGCCTGTCATAACCGCCTCACGGAGGAATGAATGAACAGAGCACAATTATTGCGGGTTATCCATGTTGCCCGGCGAGAGCTGCGACTGGATGAGGCTACGTATCGACAATTACTTAAAACACACTGCGGCAGTGAATCGTTACGGGTAATGAGCGACTCACAACTGGCTAAGGCTTTCGCTGTGATGAAAAAACAGGGCTTCAAAGTCACATCTAAAGAGCCTCCTTCCTATGATAAGCAGTCTGCGATGATCCGCGCGTTATGGCAGGAACTGACTTCCAGCGGTACGGTCAGAGATGGCAGTTTGTCGGCGTTAAATAAGTTCGTACAACGCCAGACAGGCGTCGCCCGGCTGGAGTGGCTTAACAATCAGCAGGCCAGCCAGGTGATTGAACAACTGAAAAAATGGCTGGCACGTGTCGGGAGGGGAAGATGAAAGAACCGCAACAGCCAGAAATCTTTGCTGACCTTGCGCACCACGTCGCAAACACATTGAAAGAAATGGTTGGAATGGAAGATGATATCGCTGAACAGATTGCCGTCGCTGTGGCTAATCACATGATGCAGGCATGGGGCGGACAAACCATTTACCTGCCCAAAGGCATGGTCTTCATGACATCGGCGCGGGACTATAAAATCTGGCAGGAGTGTGATGGACGCAACTACCGCGAACTGGCGAAGAAGTACAACCTGACTTTGCAGTGGATCTACAAAGTGGTGAAAAAGATCCAGCGTTCTGAAAGCGCCCGCCGACAGCTCCCATTATTCTCTATCATTGATGAACCTGAAGCAGTAAAATCACCCCGGAAGTGA